ATGGCAGACACCAAGCCCAGCGAACACGGCAAGCAGGAAGGCATCGAAGAGAGTCAGCAGGACCGCAAGCAGGATGAAACCGCCAAGCAGCGGCCGGGCCAGACCGATCAGGCGATCCATGATGCGGGAACACGTCGGCCTGAGCGCAAGGATAATCCTGAGGGGGCCTAAGCCCGCGCGAGCAGGTTGCTGAAAAACAAAAGCCCCGGGAACAGAATTCCCGGGGCTTTGTGTTGAATAGTGGTGGAGCCAAGGGGAATCCCGTTCGGCCATGTAGCCATTGCAGCAGTAAGGCGGTGAAGCTAAGTCACTTGCGGATGCCCCCACATATGCCCCCGCGTCATGCGGCTTTCGGCAATCCTTTCTCATTGACCTGACGAGCGTCCATTTTTGCCTGAATCCACCGGTCGATCTCGTCCTCCGACCAGGCTACGCAGTTGCCCCCGAGGTCGATTTGCGCAGGAAACTCCTTTTTCCGGATCCGGTCGTAGATGGTGTTCTTGGACAGGCCGGTCTTGGTGATGACGTCTTTCAGGCGCAGCAGGTTGGGGGCTCGGCGTTCGGTGGTGCTGGTCATCTGGTCTCCTTCGCCGCAGCGTGCGGCTGATTCGTTTTGGTAAATGGCGGTCACGCTGCGTTGCCAGCGGCCAGGCCGGGCAGCCGCATCTGCACCACGTTGTCGACGATGGCCGGCTCAGGCGTCCGATGCGCGCGAGCGGGGCGGTTGACCCGCCTCCATTCCGTGATCGCGGTGTGCGCGTCGGCGTGCTTCCGGGTGGCCCGGCACCGGCACTCGACGAAGTGGCCGCCGCCGGCGGCGAGGCCGCGCAGGTCGTGGATGTGGCGCGCGCTGTGACCGGCTGCGCAGGCCGGCAGCGGCTCGGGGTGGCTGATGTGTCGCTGAGTCATGGCAGAATCGGCTCCAACAGGAAGGGGTATCGGCAATGGAGATCTGTCCGCTGGCGGCGGCGTGGGGAAGCTGGGCTGATTGGGCTGCGGTCGTCGTTGGCCTGGGCGCCGCAATCGCGACGACCCTTGTCGCGGTATTGGCCCATAAGACGTCGAAGCGAGCAGCGGAGATTGCTGAAGAGGCGAAGTTCATCGCTCAGCAGCAACACAAGGAAGCAGTCACCCACCGTGAAGAGACCGCGCGCGTTCTGGGGCGGCTGCTGTTGGGCGAGGTTGGCTCCCTTCCTGGGCGCTTGGACATGATCCTGCGCTTGCTGACGGGATCTCTTAATCCAGTCGGTGAACTTGGAGTAAGGGACTACTCGAAATTCAAGGCATCTTTGAGCGAGGCCCAGGTTCCTTTGATGCCTGCGTCGCTTGCCGCGCAGGAGAGGATCCACAACCTCCCGAATGTCCTTGGCGCTGACTTGGCGACCATGCTCGGAAACTGCCAGGCGCTTAATACGATCGCGAGCCGGGTTGAGGCAAGAAGCGCTGTGGCTTTTGCGCCTCCCAGTCATGGGGGTGCTCGATTCAAGTACGACGGTAATCAGGGCGACCTCCTTGCCCTCGTGCAGCAGATCGCAGAAATGACCGTTGCCGCCGTCGAGCTTGCAACCGATTTCAGGGGTTTCGTTGGTGTTCGTGAGGGTGAATATCTGAAAATTGAAGCCTACGCCCGGAGCGCGCTCGAATCCTGGACTGAAGCGGACCAGCCATGAGTTCCTGAACAGAATTGGACGCTCGCGCATTACACGTCCTCCCGCAGCCTGGTGCGCAGGTCACGCGGCGGCTTGACGGTGGCCAGGGTGGTGGGCGCAAAGTTGGAGCGGGCGTGGTGCTTTGATTGGCGGTCAGCGCCTTGTAGGATCACGACACCGCCCCGAACCGAGTCATGGCTATGAATGAGGCAGAGGTTGGACAACACGTTGAACAGCGTTTTGTCCTCGAGGGCCGGTATTACACGGTCAGCACCATCGTCCGCGCTCACGGGGTGAGCGTCGAAGAGGTTTCGATCGACGGCGGTCCGCGCGGCTATATCGCTGGTGTTTTTTTTGAGTCCGAAGCGAGCGCCCTGAGCTCGGCGCACCAACTGGCTCTGAATCTTATTGAAGGCGAATGCCTTGGACGCACCAAGCCACTTCACTGATACCACCGACAGACGACGTGCTCCGAGAGCGCAAAGCACGATGTTTGTCCGTAGCGCAGCTGTGGAAATGAATGAGCCAAAGTTGTTAGCTTGACCCCATTGACTGAGTACCCCAGCTTTCGGCACGTCTGTGCTTGCGAGCGAACTGGCACCATATAGGAGTGCCGAAAACAGGGGGGCGCATGCCTTACAAGAGGGAAGTGCTCGGGTACAGCTTGGTTGTATATGCGATCAACCACGGGCAGCACTATCAGGGCGTTGCGCGCGTCTTTTCGCCCGACAGCACTCATTTGCGCACCATCGAAACATCTGCGCGACACCCGACACTGAGCGACGCCGAGAGCGTGGCTGCCAGATTGGGCGACAGCTACGTCCGGTCCCTGGTGGGACAGCGGAACTGAGAGATGGTCGATGGTCATGGTTTGCTTGCCTTTGCGTGGTCTTTAATGCGGTCGATGAGGTAGGTGGTTTCGTTGCGCCACTTGGCGCGTTCGAGCGGGCTGAGGAACCTGGTCAGGTACTGGAGCTTTTCGAGCGGTTCGATCAGTCAGGTGATGCGGAAGGGCATAGATGAGCGGTGGTCGCGGAGCGGGGCGTGCGGCCGGCAGTCCGGCCCTGCGAGCCATTCGGCTTCGTCGCAGTCCAGGCACCTGCCGTCGCCGTTGCTTCCGGGCGGCCAGCGGTGCTGCTGCTTTCCGACCGGCGGGTGCAGGTAGAGGGCGCGTATGATCAGATTCCGGCGCCGTGGGTTGGCCACGTCCTCGGGCTCGGCCTCTTCCCAGGGCTCTCTGCTGCCGCGCCGCCGGCACTCGTACCGGACCGGCTTCTGCGAGCCGTACAACTGCTCCATGAAGACCCTTGCCCAGGCATCGGCGACCTGTGCCGGCACTGGTTCGCCGGCGGCGCCTGCGCGGCGCATGGCGCGCACGGTGGAGGCGACGGTCGGATCAGCCATCGCGGCCGCGCCTCCACGCATCGGGCACCAAGCTGGCGCACAGCAGGGCACCCACCAGCAGGTACACGCCGGTGTCGTAGATGCGGACCCATGCCATGCCGAACGAGACGAGCGCGAGGGCGGCGGTGATCAGCGCCAGCAGGGCGGCACGCCAGTGTCGGCTCAGCCAGCGCATCGGATCTGCTCCATGAGCTTGGCGAAGTGCTCTTCCTGTCGGCGCTGCAGCCACGCAGTGGCCAGGAGCGCACCGGCGGCGAGGCCAACGATCAGGCCTAAGGCGAAATCGACGCCGCTCATGCGGCACCCGGCGTGTGGCTGCGGGCGCCGTGCGCCAGGTCGCGGGTCATGTCGGCGACGGCACGGGCAGCGCTCTTGTGGCCGTCCAGCACCTCGCGGCGGGCGAGGGCAGCGGCACGGGCGATGTGGTGCGGGCGGTAGCCCATGCGCTTGGCAGCGATCGCCACGGCCAAGCCGGCGCCGTTGGCGCGCTGGGCGGTGTTGGTGGGGAACTGGAGGATGACGGCGCTCATGCCGCTTCAGCCTTAGAGAAGGCCAGGACGGTGGCGTTCGCCTTGGTCAACTGCTGAGCCGCGCGCTGCAGCTGAGCAATCAATTCCGACAGCTGGTCGCTTTGCAGAGAGAGGTGAGCGCCAGTGCTCGCGCCCACCCAAACAAGACCTTTGGCGGTATCTGCGTCGACCTTCGGCGCGGTGGTCGGGCTGCTGTAGTGGATGTGAGCCATGCTGATCTCCTACGCCCGGCCGCGGGATGGGACCGTGTGAGCGATAGGACTACACTACGGAATTCCGTATCGCCAAGTCAACGGGATTCCGTTATTTCCGCAAGCATTAACTAGATTTGTTCAGGTTTCGAGCCGAGCAGCCAAAGAAAAACCCCGCCGGAGCGGGGCTATTGAATACCAAGAATACAGATCTGCTACTTCCCGTCAGGCGTGTCTCGCGAACGCGACGTCGACGCTTCGGGCGGAGGGGGCGTTGCTTTTTCCTGTGAAGTCTGCGCCATTGCAAGGTTGAATGCCTTGAGGATCTCTTCTGTACTCACTGATCTAGCCGCAGCCTCCGCTGCGTTTGCTGACTTTTCAGCAGAAGCTGCCAGTTGAGCGGTTTCTCGCCCGGAATCGAAGGTCGAGACCATGCCCGTCATCATCGCCAACACTAGGCCGACGACGCCTAAGCCCGTGGCTAGCCCTGTCGTGATGATCACGGTCCGTAGCCCTGCCAGAGCTTCAAGCTTCTGGTTCATATGGCTGAACTGGGTCTGATAGAGCGTGTCGCGTGAATCGAGTTTGACCATCAACGAGTCAATCTTGCCGGTCACCTCTGCCACACGGGCATCCATCCTAGCTTCGACCGCTTGGAGTTTGGCGTCGATTTCTTCTCTGGAAGGCTGGCTCATGTCACTTTCATCTACACCTAGAAGGGGCGCTTGCCCCATATGCCTGGGTAGGTCAGAACGCTCGGCTGCTCCCTGACCTTCTGGCGTGGATACGACTGGCTCATCAAAACCAACGTCGTACTCAATGACCTTGTTTGACCGGCGCCTTTGCGCCTCTCCACTAGCTTTTTGATCCAATTCCGCCCATCTGAGCACGTCCTCGCCACTGATGAGTATAGGCTGGATCCTCGGTGATTGATGGCTATCACCCTGCGTAGTCACCGGTGCAAAGCCAATGATTCGAGATTTCGTATTCTTAGAGTAGTCGCTGGGAGGAAACAGGCTTCCGGACGACGACAATTGTTCAGGGACCTTCATCCTGAAGGAGGTGGTTGGATGAGTCACGCTTCACCATCATCACCAGACTCAGAGGAGGTCTCACCCTTACCCACAGTTGGGGCGGCCTGAGCTTCCCTCAATCCTGCCGCGATCTGTTCGTTAATTGTCGTGAAGATTCTTCCCAACGACTTGAACCGTGAGTAGGGGAAGATGATGGTCGAAACGGGAGTAGCTACAGACTCCGTTTCTGCCATTTCTGCTTTGTAACCATCATGGTTGGAAACGCTCTGTTCATTACCTCTCGTCCCTATTGAGTGGCGAGTAAAGGTGATGTGGATCATGCCATCTTGAGTTGGGCCCGCTACTTCAAGCGATGTGGCGAACTCGACGGGAAAATCCTTCTGATTCATATGCCCTCCTTGGGCGATAGGGTGAGGGTAACCAGCTATAAAGCGTTGGTTAGAGCTTGCGCAGGCCCGCATGGAGCAAAGCCTTACCCAAAACGGTCACGTCGCCTTCGTCTGGACGGTAAGCTGGGAAATCCGTGTTGACACTGACGACGTACAGTCCATCGCCGCGCTTCTGTAGCATCTTGATCTGCGTTTCTCCACCGATGTTGATCAGGTAATAGTCATCGCCGTCGAAGTAATCGACGGTGGTGTCGACCCAGACGATATCTCCGTCTTCGAGCTTGGGCCGCATGGACGGACCGCGGCCGGTGATGATCTGGATACGGCCAGGCCTAGGCAGGAAGCCGAGCTTCCTGCGCACTTCCCATTCAGCGACCTCGATGGTCCGGACCACTTCCGGGTAGTCCTCATTGACCAGGCCTGCGCCCATCCCTGCACCCCCTTCGAACAATTCGAAGCGAACATAGCCGGGGGAAGTCTCATTCTCCGCGACTGCTGAGATTGCGCCGGATTGATCATGCTTAGGCTGCCGACCGGTCTCAAGCCAGTCAGTTCGAACCCCCAGCCGCGCAGCGATCTTGTGCAGAGCGGTGCTGGACTTCGAAAGCCCTAGCTCTAGGTTCGACAGAGTTGTGGGGGCGATCGCCGCGGCCTTGGCTAGATCGTTGCGGGAGATTCCCTGAGCCTCCCGCTCGGCGCGGATGCGAGTACCAATAGTGTCCATGGACGCATTTGAACGGAACTCCGTAACGGAATGCCGTTGACCTGCGCCTACGGAATACCGTAGTGTCTCCGCTATGGATAAATATTGGGCAGGAATCATTGCGGACCTACAGGGCAAAGGCATGACCTACGCCCAGATAGGGGAAGCCATCGGCTGTGCTGGCTCGACGGTTGGGGATCTCGCCAGCGGTCGATCCCAGTCGCCGCGCGCTGCGAGCGCAATCGCCTTGCTGAAGCTGCATGGCGGTCGTTTGAACACCGAAGCTACGGTGCCGATTGAGGGAATTGCCGCGCTGATCGACAACCGCATGACAAAGCGCGCGTTGCGCGCCCGATTCGGCTTCAAGACGGACGCTTACCTCGCCGTCGTGCTGCAGCTGCCGACCAACGAGGTCGAGAGCTGGCCGGAAGAGCAGAGCGTCCCCGCGCTGCCGCAGGTGCTGAGGCTGCTGGGTGTGCAGGAACATCAGCCGGTCGCCCAAGAGGCACCGCACGATCCGGACGCTGACCGAATCATCAGCGTGGAGGCCGCCTGATATGTGCGTCCCGAGCCTTACCTGCGATGCGACTTGGTTGGTTGATCCGCAAGGGATCACATTCCTTGCGGATCGATTCCAGCTAAGAGTCAGCGAACAGCCAAGAACTCCTTCACCCGAGCCTCTACTGCCTTCGCAGTCTCCGTCTCCGCGTTCGGAGTGCCCGCCTTGAGCATGTCGATTACCTCTTGTTCGAAGTTGGGAATCGACTGTTTCGCGTGCCGAATCATCACTGCAGTGATCGCCTCCATGGCGCTCACCGTCACCAACATGCTGTTGCGGAACTCGATATCCATGTCGCCCTCCTTGTGGGCTGTTCGTGTGGAAACGACAGCGTAACGCAAGGAGGGCGGCGCCCTGGATACCTGAGTGGTTGTTGTCCATGGCGCAGATCGTGCGCCGGCCGGGCCCAGCCCGAAACCTTGAAACACCCGTCTTCCCAAGGTGAACCATGACCTGCCGTACTTCCTCGATTAACTGGCTCGACTGCCTTTACAACGCCGTGCGCAGGACGCCGGGCGGCGTCATCGAGGCTGCCAAATGGCTGACCGACCGCCGCGGCAGGTCCATGCACCCGGAGACGTTGCGTTCCAAGCTCAACGGCACCGAGGGTGAGTCGGTGACGATTGAGATCGCTGAGCTGCTGACCGAGTGGATGCAGCAGAAGGCCGGCGGCAGTGATTACGCCCTTGAGTGGATGCAGGCGCTTGCCGGCCAGTTCGGCATGGCCGTTGACCTGGTGCCGCCGGCGCCGGAAGGCGGCTGGCCCGACGAGATCGCCGCCGTGCAGCTGAAGCTGTTGGAAATCACCACGCGGGTCGGGCGCCTGACCGGGACAGCAGTCGATGCGATCGGTGACCGCCAGATCGACAGTGACGAAGCCGCGCTGATGGTGAGCGAGGCCCGCGCACTGCGCACGATGGCCCACCGCTTGGAGCGCAATGTGGCGCGCGCTGCTGCCAAGGGGAGGGCAACCCGATGAGCCATCTGGCCCGTTCAACCGATATCAGCACCAGCCACGAGGCCGGGAGCTACGTTGCCGCCAGCGGCATCCAGCGCGACCAGCAGTCCATGGCTGCCGCCGCCGTGAAGCAGCACCCGGGGCTGACCAGTATGAAGCTGGCCGACGTGACCGGCTTGGATCGCTACATGCTCGCGCGCCGCCTGCCAGAGCTGCTGAAGACCAAACAGGTACGGCGCGGCCCGGCCATGCCGTGCCCAGTCAGCGGCCGCAGCGCGTGCACCTGGTGGCCTGTTGCCGCAGGCGACAACTACACCCTGGCGGTCTGAACCATGTCTACGATCATCATGAGCCAGTGCTGGCCGCTGCAGAGCCTGAGCGTTACGCAGAAGGCTGTTCTCATCTCCTTGGCCGATCAGGCCAACGACGACGGCGTGTGCTGGCCGGCAGTCGGAACCATCGCCAAGCGCTGCTGCATGTCGGCGCGCGCTGTTCGCGATGCCATGGATCACCTGGAGCTGGTGGGCCTGCTGTCGCGCGAGCGCCGGTTCAACAGCAGCAGCGTCTATGCGGTCACCCCAGCGAAGTTCGATGCGTCCGCCGCACCCTCGAAGAGCAAGCGGAAGTCTGGAAAAGCGGGGGATGCACCGGGCGCAGGTGCTGCGCCCCATGCAGGGGGTGCGCCCGGTGCAGGAGGGGATGCGCCCGGTGCAGGGGGTGAGGCAGGGGGCGCAGGTCTGGAGGTGCGCCCCCTGCCGCCTAACCGTCATATAACCCCCATTGAACCGTCAGAAGAACCGCAAGTTCCGGCGCTGGCCGCGCCGCTGTCGAAGGCGGCCCTCGAAGCGCAGATGCAAGAAGCCTGCAAGCAGACTTGGGCTGCCTACCGCTCGGCCTACCGTCTGCGGCACGGCGTGGACCCGGTGCGCAACGCCAAGGTGAACACCAACGTGCGGGACTTGGTGAAGCGGCTGGGCCGGGAAGAGGCGCCGCACGTGGCCGGCTGGTTCCTGAGCGTCAACGAGCAGTACGCCGTGAAGCGGATGCACGACCTAGGCGTGCTGCTGGCCGGGGCCGAGGCATACCGCACGCAGTGGGCCACGGGCCGGCAGGTCACGACGACCGGCGCCCAGCACACGGACCAGACCCAATCGAACCTGAGCGCCGCAGATGAAGCGATCGAGCTGCTGCGCAGCCGGAGGCCGACCAATGCTGTCTGACCGCGAGCAAGAAGACCTGGTCAAGGGCCTGATGGCCACGGCCGAGGTGATTGGCGACCAGCTGCGCCCGATCGCAGCGGCGTACATGGTGCAAGACCTGTCCTGCTACTCGATGGCGGTGCTGGAGCGCGCGCTGGCCGGGTGCCGCCGGGAACTGAAGGGTCGCCTGTCTCTCGCCGCAGTGTTGGAGCGCATCGACGACGGCCACCCGGCACCGAACGAAGCGTGGGCGGTGGCCATCCAGGCAGCGGACGAGCGCAATACCGTGGTTTGGACCACGCTCACCCAGCAGGCATGGAACACCGCGCTGCCGTTGGTGCAGGCCGGCGACAAGATTGCCGCCCGGCCCGCGTTCCTTGAGACCTACGCCCGTCTGCTAAAGGACGCGCGCGCCGCACGCCTGCCGGCCAGCTACACCCCGTCGCTGGGCTTCGACCTCACCAGCCGCAATGCGGCGCTCACGGATGCGGTGAGCAAGGGGCTGCTGGCGCACATCCAGGTGAGCGACCACCTGCAGCTGACTGCGGCGGCGCCGGCTTTCAATCCAGTGGCTCTGTTGGCTGGGAAGGTTGAGGCCTCGCCGGGCGCCAACGCGCAGATCCTGGCGCGTCTGGAGGAACTGGCACGGGAGCTGGCCGCCTGATGCGCTCGGACAACAACCAGCTCGACATCTTCGATCACGACCCGCGCCTGGCCGGGAAGAAGCTGGCACGGCTCTACCGCGAGTCTGCGGACGAAGCGCTGAAGCAATACCAGTTCAGTGCCTCGGTGAGGCAGGACCGGCACGACCACTACATCGCGGAGGCGGAACGGCTTGAAGCCATCGCCCGCAACGCACAACGCGCGGCACGCCGACGCAACCCCGCACAGACAGGAGCAACCACACGATGAGCGCTGTAGAACGATCTCCGCTGAGCCATCACCGACCTGCGCGCGCTGGATCCCCGGCGACTGGCGCACATGGGCATTGGCTGTGGACCGGGCAGTACCGCGATTGCCGAGTTTCCGACGGCGAGATGCGTCTTAAGCCGGTCTATCGCTGGATTCCGAACTGTTGGTGTGCCCAGTGCCTGCCGTACGTGAAGCGCGCGCTGTGGACCGTCTTCGAAATAATCCTGTGCCCCAGCTGTGGCAACAAGCGCTGCCCTCATGCCAACGACCATCGGAACGTGTGCACCGGTTCAAACGAACCCGGACAAGTCGGGAGCCGCTACTGATGGATATCACCGCCTTCAGCACCCGCAGCAAGTACGCCGCCCAGATCAACGCCGGGTACTCGGCCCGCCTGAAGGGGCAGGGGTTGAGCACCAACCCACATATTCATTGGATCGAAGTCACGAGCATGGATGGGTCGAACCGTAAGGCAGGGCCCATGAGCGATACCGCGCTGGCTTGGCAGCACGGCTGGCGTCTGGCCGACCGGGACGAGAAGGGCCGGGGAGGCACGCGCTGATGTGGTCGAAGGCGCCGCCGCCGACCGCCGCAGAGGGGGCGCGCATTGAGGCCGCCAAGTTGGGCCCGTGCATGGCATGCCTGTCTCTGGTGGTGCAAGGGCTACTGGACATTGAGCAGGTGTTCGTCGGAGGGGACTACCAGCACACCAAGTCTGGAAACATCCGCCGCGGCCACTGGTTCGGGTTCTGCTTGTGCGTATGGCACCACCGGCGCCATCCCTTCGGGAGCAACACCTTTGCGCAGATGCGGGAGAAGTGGGGCCCAAGCCTGATGGACGGCTCTCGCACCTTCCACGAGACGTATGGCAGCGACGACGAGCTGATTGAACAACAGACCTACATCATCGAGCTGAGGGCAGCTGCGTGAGTGAGAGCAACAAGACAAGCGCCGACCGTGTCCGTGCGGCATTCGATATGGCCCCGGCAGAAGGGCTGAGCTATGCCGGGCTGTACGAGCAGCTGGCCGCCGCCGGCGTGGACACGGAGAAGGGCAAGGACCGAATCAATAGCGCGTTGCGCTACCTGGTCGCGCGGGGCTACCTGCTCAGGACCGGTGAGCGTGAGGGCGCAAGGTTCCGCAGGAGTGGTATGGCGATGACTCGGCCCAGGCTGACCGAATCGCAGAGGGCAGAGCGCACCAAGGCAAAGAACCGCCGTCGCGTGGAGAGAGCAAGGGCTGCACGCGGTGCGACGGTTGGGCTCCGCGCCGCAATGATCCCCAAGCCTGTGCAGGCAGCTCCAACGGCCAAGCCGGTCTTCGAGACGTTCGAGCAGTGGCAGGCGAGGGGCGGGAAGGTCGAGCGCCTGACTGCAGCCTGGGAACGGCCGGGGTAGATGGGAGGGCGTCGCGATCGGTGCGACGCACTGGGAAGAAGCTGGACGGATGGACCTGACCCGCTACGACGACAAGGCGCTGGCGTTGCTGAGCAGCATCCAGCAAGACATAGCCGCGATGCGATGGACGAGGGCGTGGACCGCCCCAGCCGTACGCCGAGAGGCACAGCAGGCACTGCGCCGGGCACGCGCGCTGCGCCGTGAAATCAATCGACGAGAGCACAAGGGGAAAGGCCATGGGGAATGTACGTGAGCTGCTGTCCAGCCGGATGGGGCCAACAACCGTGAAATTTGACACCGGCCGTCGCGGCACGCCGGACCTGACCACGCAGGACATTGCCGCAGCGCTGGGTATGGTGCCTGCCGGCTTGGGACGTGAGCTGCTGGAGGCCCTGTGGTGGCCGGAGAGTGCGGCGCGCCGCATCGACCATCTGCGAAAGGCCGTCATCGCGCTGGTTGCTCCGGAATACAACCGACACCAGCAGGTACTGAGCCTGGCGCGGACGGAATACGGCATCGCCAAAACCTGCATGGGCTGGGCGGGAAATGCGGTGACGGGCATGCAGCGCCGGGAGTTTGCGCGTGCTGAGGCAAAGCTGGAGGCCACGCGCGCGCTGTGTTGGCCAATCAGCACCATGGAGCAGCTTGGCGGACTGGCGGTGGCGGTTATCGGTGAGATGGCCGCTGCCGGCTGCTGCAAGCGATGCGAGGGATTGCGCACACAGGCTGCACCGGAGGGCACCGGCGTCGTGGAGTGCGAGGCATGCGGCGGCAGTGGCTTGGAGCAACTGAGCGGCAGGAAGCGTGCAGCAGCCATCGGGGCCGACTGCTCGGCATACAGCAGGTTCTGGCAGCCAGTCTACGAGTGGATGCTCATCCAGATGCGAGCCGCAGAGAACGAAGCTGCGCGGCAGTTTGGTCAGGCGCTTTCGCGCGCTGCATAGCGATGACTTGAAGGGTCATCGGAAACGCGGGCATTCTTGCCACTATCCAGACGCAAGCCCCGGCCACAGCCGGGGCTTTTTCTTTGCCCGCTTCCCAGACCGGATTAACCCTCGTGCCAAGCCGGCAGCGGGGCGGGCACCTATTGACCAAACCGGGAGGGGCGATATGCCGAACCGGACAATCCACGGGGCAACCATGCGGGACGAAATCATCAGCACCGCGGCGAGTGCTGCGGCAAAGGTCACGCCACCGGTTGCGGTCGCCGGTGCAGTCGCCGGCGGCGTCAACCTCGACCGCTTGGTCGTGATCCTGACCGTCGTTTACCTGGTCGGCCAGATCACCTATCTGGCGTGGCGCTGGGTTCGCGAGTGGCGGCAGGCTGCCAAGGCGGCCAAGGCATGAGCCGGGCCGGCGGCGCCTCAGGCCGGTCCCTTGTGGCGCTGCTGGTCCTGAGCGCGGCAGGCCTCGTAACGATCGTTTCCCGCGAGGGTTATACCGAGACGGCCGTGATACCCACCAAGAACGACCGCCCCACGGTTGGCTTCGGATCGACCTTCCATGCCGACGGCACGCCGGTGCGTCTCGGTGACCGAATCACCCCGGATCGCGCCCTGCACACCGCTCAGGCTCACATCGCGGGTGAGGAAAAGCGATTCCGCGCCTCGCTCCCCGGTGTCTACCTCACCCAGGGTGAGTACGACCTCTATCTGGACTTCACCTACCAGTACGGAACAGGCAACTGGCAGACATCGTCTATGCGGCGCCAGCTGCTGGTGGGCAACTACCGTGCCGCCTGTGACGCCCTACTGCTCTGGAAGCGAGCCGGCGGCTACGACTGCTCGACGCTGATCAACGGTAAGCCGAACAAGGTGTGTTGGGGCGTGTGGGATCGGCAGCTGGAGCGGCATGCCAAGTGCGTCGCCGAGCTTGCCCCATGAGCCGGGCGTACTTCGTCTCGGGGCTGCTGATCGCATGGGTCGTGTGCTGTGTGCTGTCGTTCGCTGCAGGCTGGTCCTGGCGCGGCGATCGCGCGGCTCTGAGTACCGCCACGGCCGCGGTGGCCGACGGACGAAAGGCCCTGGCTGGAGAGGAGGTGGCGCGGTCTGTCGATCGCGAGCAGGTGGCAGGCGTCCAGCAAGCGGGAGATACCGCCGACGAGCGAGAGGAAAAGATCAATGCTGACTATCAAGAGCGCATCGCAGCTGCTGTTGCTGGCCGCGATGGTGAGCTTGGCCGGCTGCGTGGCCACTGGGCCAGTTGCGAAACCAGCCGCCTGGCCGACGGTGCCGCCGCTGCCGCAGCGGCTGCAGAACAAGACCGACTACGCCGGCTCGGTGCGGCAGGAATTGTACGGGCCTGCGAGCTCGCCCAGTCCGAGCGAGACGAAACCGTAGACCGATACCGGGCCGTCGAGGCGGCCATCAACGGCGCCGAGCGCCCCTGATCCTTGGAGATCACCATGTCACGAACCATCAAAGTACTCGGCGTCACCTTATGGCCGCCGATCTCCCAGCGGCTTGCACAGCGCCTCCGTGCCGTCGAGGTCGACGCTGAGGCATTGCGCGCCGAACTCGCCGAGGTGAAGGCGCACAGCGAGAATGTGGATTCCGCCGCCGGCTCACAGATCACCTCGCTCAGCAGCCAGTTGGCCGCAGTCAACGGGGTTCTGATCGAAGTGCAGGGCCGCTTGCCTCCGCAGTCGAAGACCAAGAAGGCCAAGGCCCAGGTCCGCCGCCGCAGCCCGCGCTGATGTCTGGGCAGGGCAAGGCCATGTTGGCGCTTGGCCGGCTCAAGGTCGGCCAGATGAACAAGACCGAGGCGGCTTATGCGGAGCGGTTGCGTCAGCTACAGGCGGCCGGCGAGATCCAGTGGCACAAGTTCGAAGGCATCAAGCTGCGTCTGGCTGACAGCATGTTCTACACGCCTGACTTTGCGGTGCTAGCCGCTGATGGCGTGATGGAGCTGCACGAGGTCAAGGGCTTCTGGATGGACGATGCCAGGGTCAAGATCAAGATGGCAGCCGCCCTGTACCCGATGCGCTTCATTGCGGTCCGGGTGAAGCCGAAGCGGGACGGAGGCGGCTGGGCCGTCGAGGAGTTCTGATGGACGAGCGCATAGACCGCCTGCTGTCATTGGCCGAGCAGCAGCACGCCACGATCGTGGAGCAGGGACGCCAGAACGCTCAGCAGCACGCCACTATCGTGGAGCAGGGGCGCCAGATCGCTCAGCAGGCTGAGCATATCGGTCTGCTCACGCAGTCGGTCGTGCTGCTGCTGGGCGAAGAAATGGGCGTACCGGTGCCTGACGGAGACGCCGCGCCCGAGCCACAACGCACCGACATGGACGGGAAACCGTACTGATGGCCGGCTTGGCAGGCAACCGTCAAGCCAAGCGGTCTATGCCTACCAACAGCCGGGCATGGCGCCAGCTCCGCGAAACCATACTGGTGCGTGATCTATACCGATGCCAGGAGCATGGTTGTGGAGTGACGTGCACCGGGAAGGGCGAGGCCCACGTCGATCACGTCGATGGCGATCCGAACAACAACAACCCGGCGAACCTCCGAACGATGTGCGTCAGCTGCCATAGCCGCAAGACTGCTCGCGAGGACGGTGGATTTGGCAACGCCGCGCACGTGGTCATCGGTTGTGACGATGACGGGTGGCCATTGAGACGGCTCCGGGCGAATGTCGCCGGCAACGACCGGGCGGAAGTTATCCACAGGGCGAAAGCAGGCCGAGGGTGGGGGGACCGAAAAGTTTGAGCTGAACGGCTCACGATACGCGCGTCAACCTTTCCTCACGCATCCACAGTTGGAAAGACGACCCCCTGAGGGTGGGGATTGATGGCAAACCCGCGAACGCCGGCGGCCAAGGCGGCAGTGTCTGGCGCCGCGGCGAAGAACCCGAAAAGGCACCAAAACCGGAAGACCCCAAAGGCCACGAAGGCAATCGGCCCTCCATACAAGGGGATGACCAAGCAGCAGGTCGCCGTGTGGAAGGAGCAGGTGGAAAACATGCCCTGGCTACATGCCGGCCATCGATTGCTATTGCGCCAGGTCTGCATCCTCGGCGCGCGCATGGAGACAGATCCCGAGATGGGGGTGTCGGCTATGCAGGCTCTTGGGTCGCTGCTCTCCAAGTTGGGAGCAACGCCGGTCGACGAGACGAAAGTACACCATGGCAACGGCGAAGACGAAGACCCGGACGACAAACATTTCTAACTGCCGCACCAGCGAGTACCCACTCGCTGTGGTATCTGGGAAGGTAGTGGCCGGGCCCCATGTCCGGAACGCGTGTCGGCGTCATCTTAAAGACCTCGAAGAAGCTGGTGAGCGCGGACTCTACTTCGACCGCGAAGCTGCCGATAAGAAAATCGCCTTCTTCGAAGAGGTGCTGCGCCTCAGCGAGGGGCAGTTTGAAGGCAAGCCCTTCAATCTTCACCCGAGCCAGGCATTCAAGATTGGGAGCTTGTTCGGGTGGAAGCAGGCTGATGGAGAACGCCGATTCCGGCGCGCCTACATTGAGGAAGGCAAGGGAAACGGCAAATCACCTATGGCCGGCGGTATCGCGCTTATCGGTCTGTGTGCAGATCAGGAAGCCGGCGCCCAGGTCTACGCGGTAGCGTCCCACAAGGATCAGGCGGGAATCCTGTTCCGCGATGCCGTCAAGATGGTCAAGGCATCGCCGGCCCTCAAGAAGCGCCTGCAGTTCTCTGGCGGCGAGGGCAAGGAATACAACATCGCGCACCACAAGTCGCAGAGTTACTTCCGCCCCGCGTCCAGGGACGTCGGCAAGACTGGCTCGGGCTACCGACCACACTTCGTGCTGGCCGATGAAGTACATGAGATGGCCGACGGCCGGATCATCGAGATGATGGAGAACGGCTTCAAGTTCCGTCGCTCGCCGCTTCTGTTCATGATCACCAACTCGGGTAGCGACCGGAATAGCGTCGCTTGGGCTGAGCACGAGCATGCGGTGAAGGTGGCCGCCGGTAGCCATGAGGCGGTTACCGACCCGAGCTTCATTGGCGATGTGGTCGACGACAAGACCTTCTCATTTGTCTGCGGTCTGGACGAGGGCGATGACCCGCTGGAGGATCCACGCTGCTGGTTGAAGGCGAACCCCATGTTGGGGATCACCATCACCGAGGAGTACTTGGCGGGCCGCGTGAGCCAAGCCAAGCAGATCCCGAGCAAGCTGAACGAGATTCTGCGCCTAAATTTCTGCATGTGGACCGACGCTGATCAGGCGTGGATGAGCCGCGACACAGTCGAACCCTCTCTGCAGGAATTCGACCCTGCGGATCACCACGGGGCCAAGGTTCACCTTGGGCTTGATCTCTCCCAGAACCGCGACATCACCGCCCTCGGCGCTGTGGTCGAGACGGGAACCACCGAAGTGACGGTGGAGGTCGAGGGGAAAAAGAAGGTCGTCAGCAAGCCGACGTTTGATGCATGGGTTGAAGCATGGACGCCAGGGGACACGGTCAAAGCGCGGGAGCTACGTGACAAGCTGCCTTACAGCACTTGGATCAGGAATGGCCACCTCCACGGCCCCAAGGGCCAGACGATCAGCTTTCGGCATGTCGCGCAGACGTTGGCCGAATACGACCGGGACTATGAAATCGCGCAGGTCGCTTACGACCGGTATGCGTTCCGCAAGTTCGAAGAGGAAGTCAATGACCTTGGTCTTTCGATTTCGTTCGTTGAACACCCGCAGGGCGGTTTGAAGAAGGGCAAGCCGCCCGAGGAGGCAGTGAAGGCCGCCGCTGCCGCGAAGAAGCCGCCGCCGGAGGGTCTATGGATGCCCGGGTCGGTCCGCCTCTTCGAAGAGGCTCTGCTGGAAGGGCGCGTCCGCATCCGCGGCAACCCTGTCTTGGTCTCGGCAATCATGTCGGCCGTGATCGAGTGCGACAAGTGGGAGAACCGCTGGCTCTCAAAGGCTCGCTCGGTAAACAAGATCGATGCCGCAGTGGCCCTCGTGATGGCCTTCGGATCGGCTCACTCAGCGGTCAAACCTGCCTCCGTGTATGAGCGGCGTGGCATCAGATTCTTATAAGGAACGCAATGTCCAGGTTCAACGAAGCTCAGCTCCAGTCGCTGGACCGGTTCTGGAATCCCATCGCCGAGGCTTCCGCGCCACCGCTCAACGCGCGCGCTGAAGCCGGGCAGTTCAAGGGAATGGATGATCCCGCGCTGCTCGAGTTCATGCGTGCTGCTGGCGGGCAGGGCAGCGGTGGCTACCAGCTACGGAACATGGCTGTATTGCGCTGCGTGTCACTGATCTGCGGCACGGTGGGCATGCTGCCGTTAAACGTGATTGAAGCTGGCCCGGCGAAACGCGTAGCCACCGAGCACCCCGCGCACCGGTTGTTGCGGCTCAAGCCGAACCCTTGGCAGACGCCGATCGAGTTTAAGCGGCAGATGGAGCTGGCGCGGCAAAGGCATGGCGACGCCTACGCCCGAATCGTGTGGTCAGCCGGTCGGCCGATCCATCTAATTCCGCTGGAGTCCACGGCCGTCGATGCGGACCTTGGCGACGATTGGCGCATGGTCTATCGCTACAACAGCAAGAAGCGCGGCGAGGTGATCCTCAAGCAAGAGGAAGTGCTGCACGTTCGCGACATTTCTGTGGATGGCGTGACCAGCCTGTCTCGGATGAAGCTCGCAGACCGGGCCATTCGCCTGGCGCTGGACGCAGAGAGGGCCGCCAGCCGGATCTTCGAAACGGGAAACATGGCCGGTGGCGCCATTGAGGTTCCAGCTGCTCTTAGCGATGAAGCGTACGCACGTATGCGGGCGTCACTCGACACCGAGTACGCAGGTGCCAGCGCCGCGCAGAAGTGGATGCTGTTGGAGGAGGGCGGCAAGGCCAACAAGTTCGGAAGCACCGCCCAGGAGGCGCAGCACGTCGAGAACCGCAATGCCCAGGTCGAAGAGGTCGCCCGTCTGTTCGGCGTGCCCCGACCTCTTCTGTTCCTGGACGACACCAGCTGGGGCAGTGGCATCGAGCAACTCGGAATCTTCTTCCTGCAGTACACGATGCTCGAGCACTTTACGAACTGGGAACAGGCTATCGCGCGAGCACTTATCGCCGAGCGCGACCTTGAGCGCTACCAGCCCAAGTTCAACGTCCGCGCCTTGATGCGCGGCACCCTGAAAGATCAGGCGGACTTCTTCGCCAAAGCGTTGGGGTCTGGTGGCACAAAGCCCTGGCACACGCAGAACGAGATCCGAGACCTGCTGGACTATCCCGAATCGGATCAGGCTGGCACCAACGACTTGATCAACCCCATGACACAGAAGGGAAAAAGCAATGAGCCTCCGGCAGCTGCCTGAAATCCGCGCCGAGCGCAGGCTGGGCGCTGCCCAGTTCGACATGCGCCCTGATGCCTTGGAGCGCTGGGAGCCCGAGGTCAGGGCCGCCAGCTCCGGCGACAACAGCATCTCGATCTACGACTCGATCGGCGAGAACTGGGAGGGTTCGGGCGTAACGGCCAAGCGAATCAGCGCGGCCCTCCGCTCAATCGGTGATCGGGACGTTGTAGTGAACGTCAACTCCCCGGGCGGCGACTTCTTCGAAGGGGTGGCCATCTACAACCTGCTGCGCGAACACAAGGGCCGCGTTACGGTTCAGGTCATGGGCCTGGCCGCGTCGGCAGCGTCGGTGATTGCCATGGCCGCCGACGAGATCCTGATGGGTGATGGTGCATTCCTGATGATCCATAACGCTTGGGCGGTAGCTATCGGCAACCGGCACGATATGGCCGATGCCGCCAAGCTGCTGGAGCCTTTCGACGCGGCGATGGCGAACGTCTACGCAGCTCGCTCCGGCATCACTGTGGCCGAAGCGGCGCGGATGATGGACGAGGAAACGTGGATCGGCGCAGCGCAGGCTGTGGAGGACGGTTTCGCCGACGGCTTGCTCGACGGCGCTGCAGCTACGAAGGGTGCTACGCAAGCGGGCGAGGGGCGAAAGGCGCTCGCGTTGGTCGAGGCTGCGATGGCCAAGGCCGGCCACTCGCGCTCGATGCGCCGCGACACCCTGAAGTCTCTGTTCAACGGCAAGCCGAGCGCTGCCGAACCTGCCACGCCGCGCGCTGGCTCTAGTGAAACCTCGGCCCTGCTCCTGGGCCTTCTCGACAACATCAAAGGCTAAGAGGCCAACAATGAACAAGATGACCCACGGTCGCGTCCCGCGCGGCCTCGTTTCCGTGCGCGCCGATGGCGGTGCACAGCCCGATGTGAAGGCGTTGGTGGAAAGCCTGAATAAGGCATTCGCCGACTTCCGGGCCGAGCACACCCAGCAGCTGGAGGAGGTCAAGAAGGGCAACGCCGACGCACTCCAGGCACTTAAAGTCGACAACATCAACGCCGATATCTCTCGTCTTCAGGCGGCCGTCGACGCTGCCAACACCCAGATGGCAGCGTTCCAGATGGGGGGCGGCGGCGCAGCCGAGAGCGTGGCAGATGCTGAATACACCAGCGCATTCCGCGCCCACTTCCGCAAGGGCGAGGTGCAGGCTTCGCTCAACAAGGGTGTGGCCGACGAAGGCGGCTACCTGGCCCCGGTCGAATGGGACCGCTCGATCACCGATCGCCTGGTCATCGTCTCGGACATGCGTCAGCTGGCCAATGTCCAGCCGTGCTCCGGCGCCGGCTTGACCAAGCTTTACAACATGGGCGGCACCGCCTCTGGCTGGGTCGGTGAAGAGGACGACCGTCCCCAGACCGGCACGGGGAAGTTCAAGTCCCTCGGCTTCGGTTGGGGCGAGATTTACGCCAACCCGGCGGCCACCCAGCAACTGCTGGACGACGCCGAGATCAACCTGGAGGCCTGGCTGGCTGGCGAGGTGGAGCAGGAATTTGCAAAGCAGGAGGGATCCGCGTTCTTCTCCGGCAACGGCGTGAACAAGCCCTTCGGCATCCTGACGTACGTCGAGGGAGGCGCCAATGCGGCCAAGCACCCGTTCGGTGCAATCAAGGCCGTCAACAGTGGCGCTGCGGCGGCGATCACCAGTGACGGCATCATCGACCTGATCTACGAACTGCCGTCGGCATTTACTGCGAATGCGAAGTTCTCAATGAATCGCAAGACCCAGGGCACCGTGCGAAAGCTGAAGGACGGGCAGGGCAACTATCTGTGGCAGCCCTCGCTGGTCGCCGGCCAGCCGGCTACGCTGGGTGGCTTCCCGGTTCAGGATGTGGCGGCGATGCCGGACGTGGCCGCCAATGCCACCGCCATGCTGTTCGGTGACTTCAAGCAGACCTACACCGTCTACGACCGCGTGGGTGTGCGTGTGCTGCGCGATCCGTTCACCAATAAGCCGTTCGTGCAGTTCTACACCACGAAGCGTGTGGGCGGCGGTGTGCACAACCCCGAGCCGATGCGCGCTCTCAAGATCGCGGCTGCGGCCTGATCGTCAACCTGCCGGGTGGTCTCGCGCCACCCGGCCCCAGCCATGATCGAGGTTCAGCAATGGCAAAGTTCATCAAGCCTTTCCGTGGTGTGCGGGTGGGCCAGATCTACCCGGTCCAGTTCGCTGTTGGCGAGGAGTGCCCGGCCGAGCTGGAAGCCGGCGCACTGTCTGTCGGTGCGCTATCCCTGGCAGCCGCCCCGCTGCTCGCGTCCAGCTTGGCGGGGTCCAACACCCTCCCGGACCAGGTGCCGTTGGCCGATGGCGTCACTGTGAGCGTGGAAGATGTGGTCAGCCACGCGCACAACGCGTCTGGCCTTACCGCTGAAGCCTGGAATGCCTTGGATGAAGAACAGCGAGACCAGGCACTCGGCCTGTCCATCCAGCAGCTGACGGCCGAAGCAGAGGCCAAGCAAGCGACGACCAGCAGCGATCCCGCGGCTGCCGGCACTGGCGATGCAGGTAACACCCCGCCGGCAGCTGAGAAGGGTGAACTGATCCAACAGTTGGAGGCGGCTGGTGTTGCCTTTGACAAGCGCTGGGGCGTGGACAAGCTCACTGCGGCGCTTACCGAGGCCCGGAAGGACTGATAAATGAGCCTGATTTCGATCGAGCAAGCCCGGGCGCATGTCCGGGTGGAGGATGACTACCCGGTCGAGCAGCTTCAGTCTGCGGTGGACGGTGCGCAGGACGCCGCGCAGGCGTATCTCAACCGGCGCATCTATGAAAGCAAGGACGCTCTCGACGCCGACCGCGTGGAATACCCCGCCGCAGTGGGCGCCGCTGTGTCTTCCCGCGACAGTGCGCTGGCAGCAGCGGTGTTCATCCAAGACGCCGAGGAGCGATCAGCGGCAATTCGCCTTGCGCGCGTCGTGTATCAGGAAGCCATTGCTGATGCGGGGAGATGCGTGAACGGAGTCGTGGTGAACCCGAGCATCCGTTCAGCGATCTTGCTTACGATGGGCCATCTGTATGCAAACCGGTCCGATGTGGTGGTCGGCGCGCAGGTGATGGAGCTCCCGCAAGGTGCGAGGTCTCTTCTCCGCCCCTACCGAAGGGTGATGATGCCATGAGCCTTCAGGACGGTGAGCTGACGAGCCGGATTCGGTTCGAGCGAAAGGTGACGGAGCGGGATCCACTAGGTGGAGACGTCGCCTCTCGGTGGGAAACAGTAGCCAGCGTATGGGCAAAGACCACCAACAACCTGGCAGCGACCACCGAAATGATTGCTGCAGGGGCTGATCGATATCGAGAGCAGGTCCGGTTCGATCTGCGGCTCCGTACTGTCGAACCGGCTTGGAGGATCTTGTTCCGCGGGAAGACCTTCGACATTAAGTCGATTGCTCCCAGCAATGATCGGAGCGAACTCGCCATCATTGCCGTTGCGGGGATCTCAGATGGCTGAAGAGCTACAGCTACATGGGCTGAAGGGGCTTTTGACGACGCTTCGCGGTTTGCCGGACGAGGTCCGTGGGAAACCCCTGCGCACCGGCATGCGCAAGGGCGGCAACATCATCCGTGACGAGGCACGCAACCGGGTGGTGCGGCACTCAGGCTTTCTTGCCAGCGAGATCGTGGTCCGCAGGGCCAACGCGAGGAACCGGCGCCGAGCAGGCGTGGGCAAGGACGGAGAGTACTTCACCGTGGGTGTCCGGGTCGGCCGAAAGGCCAAGTACTCGAACACGAAGCGCAACCAGCGCCTGCGCCGCGTCGGCAAGGTCTATGAAACGACGGGCTGGGCGCACTACTGGCGGCACGTTGAGTTCGGGACCAAGAAGATGGCCGCAAAGCCATTCCTGACGCCCTCGGCGGAGGCTCGCGGACCGCAAGCGGCCCAGGCGATCATCAATGAGACGTGGATCGCGATCACTCGCGCGCTGAAACGACAAGGCTGGGTACTGTGATGGTTCCTCTGATTCAATCGATCTTGCAGGCCAGCGGCCCCGTGCGCGGGTTGTTGGGCGACCCGATTCGCGTGTGGCCCGGGGTGGCGCCCGAGGGTGCGGCGCTGCCCTACGCGACGTGGAGCGTCGTGGGCGGGTCACCGCTGGCGCAGCTTTCCGATCCTCCGCCGGCGGATGGCTGGCGCGTTCGCCTCACCGTGTGGGGCGACGGCGCGAGCCAGGCCAACGCTGCTGCGGTTGCCATCCGCGACGAGGTGGAGCGGCACGGCGTTATCGAGTCGTACAACCCCACGCCTGATGACGACGACACCGGTGCATTCGGCATCTGCTTCGACGCGCGAATGCTTTCTATTCGTTGAGCATTACGTTATCGACGTTGTTTCTTTGGTCGGCTATTTGATTGCTTTTTCGTTTGCTTTTTCGCCGGCTTCTTCTGCGCCTCCCCCAGCCTGCCAGCCTTTACGGTATTCGCAACACTCAAAGAGCTGGCGGCGCTTTCTTTCTCCGGATTCCGCTCGGCATCTACGCCGTTTTGCGCATTTCCGCCCTGCTTAGAGTGAATTAGCGCGTTAATGGTGCGGGATGCTGCTTCTCCCCACAGAAGGTTGCCTAGCATAAATCCGGTTGCCATTGCGGGTGATGTGCTCTTGAACATGATCGGGCTAAAGAGTCCTAAACGGAGATAGGTGATCCCAGTGGCGACCCCTATCAAAATAACGACACAGTCGCGGAACCTCCGTCTTTTATTGGCTTCGCCCCACAGGTCTCCTAAAGACCGCGGATAGAGGAAGTTCACGAACACGCTCGCGACAGCAGCTGTCAAGAACGCCAAGGAGTAACCAAATGCAAAGTCTGTAAATGGCTGTTTGTGGAGCCATGGCTGATCGCTGGTGACCATTACAAAGATCCCCCCCGCCGCGAGGCCGATGGCCGCCCATCCGACTCCATGGAAAAACGATTTCATTGTGATGTTTTTGATTTTCATCTATTGCAATTCCATTGCCTTGTGACGTGTTAACGGCACGGTGCGATGGAACTTTAAATGACCGCAACCCGCACCCTGCGCCCCGGGGGGCATGAATGGAGATTCTCTAATGGGTCACGTAATTAAATCCAAGCACACCCAGTTGTTCATTGCGATCGGCGAGGACGAGGTCATCAAGGTGACCCGCCTGCGCTCGGTCGGCTTCCCCGACGGCCAAGCCTCGGAGATCGATATCTCCGACTTCGACGACGACTGGGACCAGTTCGTTGCCGGCCGTAAGGCCACGGGGAGCACGACCATCGAAGTCATCTATGACTCGACGGCCCATGAAGCCATTGAAACCCTGCACGCCACCGGCGCCGTCGTCGACTTCTTGGTCACCGCGCCGAAGTCCGAGACTGCCGGTGCCGATAAGCCGGTCGCTGTGGAAGGCGTGATCAAGCCGCCGGACGATATTGTTTCCAAGCAATTCAAGGGCTTCATCCAGAATTTCGCGGCCCAGGTTGCCGACAACGATGTTTGGAAGGCCACCATCACCATTCGCGGCACTGGCCCGGTGAAGACCAACCGGCCCGCCGGCGGCAACTGATCCGACCAACGGCGCTCTCTCTTTCGGCCCGCTTCGGCGGGCCTTCTCTTTGGCCGGGCGCGCGGGAACCCCCGCGTGTTAGCCGTGCGCGGCCTGCGCGCCCAGCCACCATTTCAGGAAACGGCCCATGAGCAAGACCAACGACACCGCGACGACCGATACGCTTGCCACCTCCCAGACCGTGCTGCAGACCTTCACCAGCCTAGGCATGTTCGCGTCCAAGGACGTGCATGCAGACACCATCACCCTGCCCAGCGGCGACAATGCGCAGTTCCACGTGCGCGAGCTGCCGGATGCGGAATTCCGAAAGCTGTTCCAGGACGGCGATCGTGCCAAGCTGATCGCGGCGACCATCTGCGATGAGGATGGCAAGCCGGTGATGACGGCCGCCCAGGCCTCGCAGCTCAAGCCGCTGGTTGCCGCCGAGCTGCAGCAGGTGGCCATGAAGCATTCGGGATTCGGCGACAAGGCCGCTGACGCCCAGGCCGAGGCGGGAAACGCCTAAGGCAGCGGGGCGAGGACTGGTTCTGGCATGTCCTGGCCGGCCATCTGCATCGTACGGTGGCCGAGCTGCGCGGGACCATGTCGCGCAAGGAGTTCCTGCGGTGGTGGGAGTTCCACAAGCGGAACCCCATCGATCCGGTGGGGCTGCACATCAAGCCGGCCGCATTCGCTGCCTTCACCTTCGCCGCGCACAGCCAGGCAGGCACGAAGCGCGGCATGCAGGACTTCATGGACGTGCTGGTGCCCAGGTCGGACGACGACGAGGCCCAGGACTGGTTCGATTCACTGGGATGACCAATGGCTGACAACTTCGGACGCTTCGCGGCGGTTCCCATTGGCCCGCTGCTGGCCGCGAGAGACGGCGGCCTGACGCTCGCCACCACGGCCGAGGCCAACCTCAACCGTATGGCGCGATCGGACGTGGCGCAAAGCGCTGGCACGGTGGGCGTAGAGTTCGCCGTCTGGGGCGATGACGCCGTGTCGGCTGTGATCGGCCTCGCTACTGCAGCGGCGCCGCTCAACAGTTACCCGGGTGCTGCCGCCGGCGGCGTGGGCTGGGAGCTGGGCACCGGCCGAGTACTGCTGGACGGCGCGCCCGTCGCAAGCGGTCTGCCGAACGTCAAACACGGCGATATTGTTGGGCTGCGGGTCGTGTTCGGCACTCCGTCACACCTGCAGCTCTACCTGGGTGCCACCCAGGTGCATCAGCGGGATATCAACCTGGCCGGTCCTTTGCATTTTGCCGCCGCGCTGGCGTCGAGCAAGGCCGGTGGCCTGTGCATGGCGGTCAACGCTGGGCAGTGGAACGCGCGAGGGCCGGCCGCGCTTGCCGGCTGGAAGGTCGCTACGGCCTCCCGCCCTGTCACTCGCCTTGCGGACGCGGACTGGCTGACCGCGCCCGGTGACCTCCCGGCCAATGCCCGCTACGAGGGGCTGATCGCCGAAGGGGTGAACCTGATCAGCGAGATCAACTTCTGGCCGTGGGGCGGCGACCCGGTGACCCAGACCAGCGCCGCCGAGTGCGTGTTGCTCGACGCCGACGGGCTGCTCGACAACCTGGCGCTGTCCGGCGCCTCAGGGATGCCAGTCCAGATCCGGGCGGGCAGCTCCGCCGGCATGCTCGCCGACACCTCGGCCGTGTTCCGCTTCACCGTGGACCGCATCGAGATCAACGACGACGGCAGCAAGACGGTTCACTTCCGCGATGCCCACGACGATCTGGACGAGACGATCAACCGCGGCGTGTTCATGCCGAATATCGCCGCCCTGGCATGGAAGCCGCAGCCGGTCGTGATCGGGGCGGTGGCCAGCGTGCCGGCGATGGGTGCCAATTCTGATGCGACCGCGATGTTTGTGGCCGACGGCCTGGTCTATGCCGAGGCGGTGATGGACCGCGGCGATCTGATGGAACCGGGCACGTTCGATCTGTCGCCCGACGGGCAGCAGCTGCTCATGAAGTCGCCGCCGGTCACGCCGGTGGTGGCGGACCTGTCCAGCGTTGGACCCGGCCAGCGACCTGCCACCCTGCAGCAGGCGATCGCCGACATCATGGGCCGCCTGGGTAAGACCTCATGGTCCGGTGGCGACTGCGCCGCGGTTGATGCCGCAACGGGCTATGCGGGCGTGGGTTACTACGCCGGCAATGCGATCACCGGGCGGGATGCCATGAACGCCATCCTCCCCAGCTATGGGGCTGCCTGCTACCAGGACGCAACCGGGGTGCTGCGCTTCACCCGTGTGGTGGCGCCCGAAACGTTCGGCGGTGCTCCGGCCTTCGAGCTCACGGCCAACGACCTGGCCGAGGATCTGCTGGCAATGCCAGACGACGCGCCGAACCTGACACGCCGCATGGCCTACCGCCCGAACGCCCAAGCGTTGGCCGCCTCGGATATGGTCACCGATGTGGTGGACGTGCCGCAGGCCCGCCGCGACGAGCTGACCGGCCTGTTCCGCGCGCAGGTTTACGGGGGCGGGGTGCTGCACCAGCACTATCGCCGCGCGGACGCGGCAGATCCGGTGATCTCGCTCTTCTGGCACGCAGCTGACGCGCAGTCGGAGATCGATCGGGTGGTGGGCATGTACCGCGAGCAGCGGTTCTTCTACCAGGTGACGGTGCGCGGCGATCAAAGCCTTGCCCCACAGCCCGGGCAGATCGGCCGGCTGACGTACCCACGCTATGGCTTGGACGAGGGCAAGGCGGTGCTGGTGCGGCGCGTTGAGCGCAATCCGGCCACGGGTGACGTGGTACTGACGATGTGGGGTTGATCGGATGCTGATCGGATATGGAATGCCAGCCCCTCAATCGGTGGCGCTGGTGGGTGGAACCTGGCTGACTGCAGATGGCGGCGCCGCGCTGTTCGACGGCAAGCCCGCGCGACGGGCGCGCATCGCCCGCACCGGCGCACTGTCTATCAACATCACCCTCGCGGAGGCTGTGGTGCCGGGCATCGTGGCCGTGCTCGGCCTCAACGTGCCGGCCGGCGTCACCATCCGCGCAGCTGGCGCCACCGGCCAGACCGTACGCCTTCCGACCGGGACCGTATGTGCATGGCTGTTCCCAACCGGTAGCGCGGCGGTGAGCAACGTGGCAGTTGAAATCGACACCACTGTGGCAAACGTTGAAGTCGGGGAGATCGGGATCTTCCGTACGGTAGACGTTGGGATCACGGATGGATGGGCCGTGGCGCCGGTTGACGCCAGCACCCACACGCGGACCAAGGGCGGGCAGGTGAACACGGTGGCGGGTGCCGTATACCGACGCCTGACCGCCACGCTGTCTGGCCGCGCGACTGAGGTGGTCCGCAAGTGCGGCCTGAGCGGTACAGACTGGGAGACGGTCGCGATGGCCATGGCTGGGCGCCAACGCTCATGCGTGGTGCCGCAATACCGCGACATTCAGACCAAGGCGTTCGATCCGGTTCTGGCTGCGCGCGCTGCCATGTATGGCCACGCCACCCAGCTGCCCTCTGCCGAGAACATCAGCCGGCAGTACTTCAGCGGATACTTGGAGTTTGAGGAAATACCTACTTAGTCCTCGTTTGGAGAAAGATGCTTATTGATTTCCATGTAAGCCGTATCGAGCGTCTGAGTTAGGGCTACTCTCTGAGCACGTAGGCCATCGCGCTCTCGGATTGTAGCCGGGTCATTGGTAAAGCCAATCCGCTCAAGGCGTGCATCGACGCTAGAGAGAAGGGCGGCAGCGGCGGATACCTGTGCGGTAAGCACACGAACGACAGCTTGCTTAGCCATGCTTGAGGCTGACTCCTCCTGCGCTTGTGCTGCGCGGGAGAGCTCATTGCGCGTTAGCGCAAGATCCTGTCGTTGCAGTCTTAGGTCCTCGCGCTGCAAATGAATAGCGTAGAGAAAACCTACGAACGCAAGTCCGGAGAACAGCGTATTTACAGCTCCGAACATGTCGCCGAATTGTCCGCGAGTTTCCCAGCTCGCATGTGAGTGATAAATCACGAATCCGATAAGCGCTTGGGTCGCGATAACAGCGGCGATGATCGCGACAAGCCACATCCAAGATGGACCTCGGCTTTTGGATAGTTCTGTCATGAGATTCCGAGTCAGACGATGGAGTTTGGTCGGGCGATCGTGGCCAGAACCTGCGTAATTAGGATCGATCTCCGTATCGTGTGTCAATAATTGGTAAGGGAAAATGGCTCTTTACACTCTGACTGTTGACCTTCTCGCAGAGACTGGCAGCTTTGAGCGGGACTTGGGCAAGGCTGCCCGCGCATCTGATCGCTCGGCGCGTGCAATGCGGCAGATGCAGCGCGAGATGTCCGACAGCCTCGCCCAGGCAGCGCGTGACGCAAAGGTGTCTGTAACCAGCATCGACCTGAGCATGGCCACTCTCGCCAAGGGGTTCGGCGCGATCGGTGGTGGCGCGCTGCTGGGGATGTTCATCACCGAAACCATAAATGCGCAGAACGAGCTGGCGCAGTTGAATGCCGCCCTTAAGTCCACCGGACAAGCGGCTGGCTTCAACAGCAGACAGTTGACGGACATGGCCGACAAGATGGCCAAGGCGACCATTCATTCGTCGGGCGAGATCGTCAACGCGCAGACGCGCCTGCTGTCGTACACCGGCATCGTCGGTGAGAACTTCCCCCGCGCGCTGCAGCTGGCGATCGATCAGTCGGTACGCCTTGGCGAGAGCATTACCCAGTCCGCAGAAACCGTCGGCAAGGCGTTGGAATACCCGGCCGAGGGTGTCTCTGCGCTGACCAAGCAAGGCTTTAAGTTCACCGCGCAGCAGAAGGACATGTTGGCGTCGCTGGAGGCGGCCGGAAGGCTGGGCGAGGCGCAGGCCATCGTCATGGGTGTGATGGAAGAGTCCTACGCCGGTGCAGCCAAGGCCGCGCGCGAGACGCTGGGCGGAGCGCTCATCGGCCTGAAGGAGTCCTTCAACGACCTGCTAGGCAGCCAGGCACAGAGCGGTGGAATCGCCGCGGCTACTGCCGCGGTTAATTCCTTTGCCGAGAACCTCAGCGTGGTGGCGGCGGCGGCCGTTCCTCTCGGCGTCGGCTTGGGCGTCTTCTACGCCGGCGGCAAACTGACCAAGGGCATCGCTGCACTGAACACGCTCTGGGCGACGAACGCGGTCGTCGCCAATCGCGCCTCAGTAGGCATGATGGGGATGGTCCCAGCAACGGTCCGCCTCACAGCGGCGCAGACCGCCGCCCGCGTTGCCGCGCAGGGATTGTCATCTGCCTACGCTGCACTTGGTGGACCGGTCGGGATTGCCGCGGCACTCGCCACTGCAGCGGCCGGTTGGTGGGTGATCCGCGACAGCACCAAGGATGCCGATAGCGCGCTCATTGACTTCAACGGAACGATCGATGACACCATCGAGAAGTTCCGCGAGCTGAACAAGCAGCAGCAGGCGGGCGAGATCCTGCGACTACAGAAGGAAATGCAAGCGGGCTACGACGCGATCGCCAGCGCGATTGATCGTATGTACGGCGTGGCAAACAGCGAGGTTGGTGGCATCCCCGCTCGTGAGTACGGCAAGGAGGTCCGCGCGCTGCGCGAGCAGCTGCAGGCCGGAAAGGTCAGCGCGGATCAGTTCGCTGCTGAGCTTGCTATCGCCAATGCCAGGCTCTTGGAAGGTGCGCCCGCCGCGAAGCGAATTACCGATAGGTTTGTTGAGCAGACCGCGTCAGCCGCCACCTTGGGCCTGAAATACGAGCAGCAGAATCAGCTGCTCGGCACGTTCATCGGCACCAGCGCTGGGGCCGAACGGCAAACTGACGCAACGACGGCCGCGTTGAATCGCCAGGCAGTAGCCTCCAAGGCCGCTTCTGACGGGATCGACCAGCACCTGAAGTCCCTACAGTCCAGTATCGACGGCCAGCTAGTGAACCTGGTGCGCCTAAAGCAGGGCGCCGAGGCTGCCTTCATGGTTGACGTCGGCCAGAAAATCAACGCCGCCGGCGGCGCCGACAAGCTCAGCGCAGAACAACGCGCTGAGTACAACAAGCAGATCGCGCTTGGTCTGAGCCTGATTCGTCAGACCGAAGTGGCTCAGACGGCTGCGCAGTCTGCGAAGGCGGGTGACAAGGCGGCGATCAAAGAACAGAAGGCCGCGACCGACGCACTTGAGCGCTACCGCCAGCAGGCGGAGCTGGCCGCAGCAGCAATGGATGGCCCGCTAGACGAGGCGATGGCCAAACACCTGCAGAACATGGCCGAGTACAGCGCCGCGCTGGCCAAGGGCAACATCGCCCAGGCTGATGCCAACGTGCTGATGGCCCAGAGCGCAATGGAATACGCCAAAGTGGCGGCGGAGGTAGATCGGGCCATTGCGAGTCCGGAGGCCTTGCTTGCGACCATGGACGGCGAGCTGGCGATGCTGGGCAAGATCGGCCGCGCACGCGAGCTGTATCGCCGGCAGCTGCTCAACGAGCGCGACATGCGGCAAGAGCTGCAAAAGGCGGTGGAGGCAGCCGGTGGCAAGGAAGCGCTGGCGCTGGCCAAGGGCGCGGCGAGCTACGAAGAGTACGAGCGTTCGATGCTGGCTGCGGCTGATGCGTCCGCGGCGTTGTCACTGCGCGTGGAAGAGGCGGCGGCCAACGTCGAAGCATGGGCCAACGTGGTGATCTGCGGTGTCGGCGATGCCGCAGATGCCATGGCAGACTTCGTTGCCGGTGGGCTGCGCGACTTCAACGGATTGTGGGACGACCTGAAGGACGTGGCCAAGCAGGGCCTGCGCGACCTCGCGCGCCAGCTGCTGCAGCAGAAGCTGGTGATCCCGATCCAGACCCGGATCATGGAAGGCTTCAGCAACTGGGGTAGCCAGGGCGGCGGCTTCAGCATGCAGAGCATCATGGGCATGTTCGGCGGTAACGGATCCGCCGCCGGTGGCCAGAACGTTGGGACAATCGCCGGGCTGTTGTCCAAGGGGCAGGGCCTTTTCAGTGCCGGATCTGCTGCGTCGAGTGGCGCCAGCGCGGTCAGCTTGATGGGGTTTGGCAACAACGTGGCGGCACTCACCGGCGGTGGTGCTGCGGGCGGGTCGGCAACAGCTGGTGCTGGCGCTGCCGGCTCTTCCGCGGCGGCAGCGGTGCCAATCATCGGCTGGATCATCGCCGGCATGATGAAGAACGCTGAGCTGTTCGATCAGGGCTGGGACATCGCCAATGGCGAAAGCTGGGCGGGCAAGATCGCCACGGCCGGCGCTGTGGGCCTTGCGGACAAGAGCTTCCGTGGGCTGGGCCTTAACGACAAGACCGCCTCGATCTTGTCGGGGTCCAGCATCCACGCAAAGCTGTTCGGCCGCAGCGCGCCCAAGATCACCGGGCAGGGCATCACCGGGAGCTACGGCTTTGATGGCTTCGCTGGCCAGAGCTACGCGGACGTCAAGGCGAAGGGCGGTCTGTTCCGCAGCGACAAGAAGTGGACGCAGTACACCGGCCTCGATCCCAACATCGACCGCACGTTCGATATGGCTGCACGCCAAGTGCGCGGTGCTACCACGGATCTGGCCAAGCAGTTGGGTGTAGATCTGACCCAACAGCTGGCCGGTGTGCGGGTGAATCTTGGCAAGCTGTCGCTGTCGGCCGACTCGGCCGAGGCCAAGGCCCAGCTGGAAGCCTACCTGGGCGACATGACCGACCGCCTGTTCACCGAGGCGGTTCGGGCGTCGGGCTTCGGCAACCAGCTGGACGGGTACTACGAGTCGGCCGACGTTTTCTCCGCGCTGAGTGCGTCGATCGCGCTGGCCGTCGGCAATGCCGACCAGCTGGGCCGTGCGCTGAACAGCATGGAGATCGAGAAGGTCAACAAGGCGGTGGACTACTTCCAGGACCTCGCCGGCGTCGCAGGCACGGACCTGGCCACCCAGATCGAGAAGGTCACCGGCCTTCTGGGCAACTACGCCACGCTGATGGCCGACGTGTCCACGCAGCTGCTCACCGGCAACCTGACGCAGTACCAGTCCCAGGCGCTCACGATCGAGCGCACGTACCGCCAGCAGGTGAAGGCCGCAAATGATTATGCCAAGGCGCTCGGCTTGTCCGGCGCCCGGGCAGAGGACCTGGCCAAGATCGAGGCACTGCGGGCGACCAACATGGGCAAGCTGCAGGCCCAAATTGATGCCGACAAGAAGGCCATGAAGTACGGGCTGTCGATCAGCGACCTGTCTCCCCTGACCGATCAGGAGAAGCTGCAGGAGACGATGCGGGAGCTGGAGCGTGCAGTGTCCGCCGGCGACAGCAGCGCGGCGCAGGCGGCTGCACAGGCCGCCTTGGGCTTCGGCCGCAACCTGTACGCAAGTGGGCAGGACTACAACAGCCTGTACGGGCAGGTGACCGGCCTGATCGACAGCATGAAGGTAGGCAACCTCGACCTCGAGGACGGCACCAGCATGGGCAAGCTGGCTGACGTGATCGAGGCGCTACCGGACAACTTCAGCCGGGCAGTGTTTGAACTTGTGGTCGAAGGGAAGGGCCAGGCCGAGACAAGCTCGGCCGTGCAGCAGGGCAACACCCTGCTGGCAGAACAGAACCAAGTGCTCCGCGAGCTGCTGCGCGTGACCACGTCCGGCGTGCGTACCAGCAACAGCTCCGCCATCCGCGAAACCCTCAACAGGTAACCCCATGCAAGAACGGAAACTCACCCTGATCGATATCGGGGCGGGCGCGCTGCCGTCTGTCACTCCGGTCACGGCACAGAACTCGTCCTGGTTCCCGACGGTGTACGTGTCCCCGGAGACGCCCCCGGTGGATGGGGTGACGCCAGAGCCGGTCGCCGACGGCGTCCTGATCGAATGGGACGCCGTTGACCAGGTGGGGGTGGTCTACATCATCGAGCGCGGCCCCGCCCAGGATGGACCCTGGACGGAGATCCACCGCACCACCGAAACCCGGTACCTCTACAGCGATGGCAGTGGGCAGAAGTGGTATTTCCGCATCACAGCTTCCGTGCGAGGTAAGCCGGGGGTGGGGACGGTGGTGGAGGGCACTCCGACGCCCACAACCGCAGAGTTGATCGCGGCCCAGCAAAAGCTGGACAAGGAAATTGCAGACAGGATCGAAGCCAATGCGCTTGAGGCGGCAGCTCGGGCGGACGGGCTGGCACAAGCAGCCCAAGATCTGGCTTTCGAAGCCCGGGCGCGTGCCGATGGTGTGCGCCAAGCGCTTGATGCCGTGGGAGCCGAGGCACAAGAGCGAGCCGATGATCTGCTCAATGAGCGGATGGAGCGGACCGCCGCGATTACTGAGTTGTCTCATACGCAGCAGAGCGACCATGAATCGCTCTCCCGCGCGCTGTCGGAAGTTGCCGCCGGTAGCGGTACGCAATTCGACAGCAAGCGAATCTGGTACTTCGACGATGGCGTGGAAGGATGGACTGGCAACGGTGATCCCGGCTTCGATAGCGGGTGGCTGCGGCCGGCCAACGCCAACGCGTCCCCCTATGTCCAATCTCCTGACACGCTTGGCTTGGATGGCGGCGCTTACAGCCATGTGAAGCTGCGGGTCAGGAAGATAGGAGCGCCACTCTGGATGGGAGTACTGCGCTGGGTAACAGTTGACGATCGCGACTGGAACTCTGAAAGGTCGTTTGAAATCTCCGAACCAGCTTGGGACACCAATGGGATTGCTACGGTCACTGCTGCAGAAATCCCCTGGGCCGGCGAAGTGGCGGCCCTTCGTGTACAGCTCGGCGACTCGCAGACAGTTTCCCACTACTACCTGATCGACTGGATTGCAGTGGGGCGCCCGACCCCGGGCGCCGGCGTGGCATTGGTCCAGGAAGAGTCAGCTGCTCGTGTTGCCGCAGACAGCATTGAGGCATCCAAGCGGGAAACCCTAGCGGTACAGTTGCGCGGCGACTATGAGGGGACGGACCTGTCCCAAGTTGCCACTGGCCTGTTTGCGGCCGAGCGAGACGCGCGCGTGAGCGCAGATGATGCCTCGGCATCAGCTATCGAGATTCTGCGGGCCCGCCTGCCGATCGGCGACGGACCGCTGGCCACCGAGGCGAGCGTGACAGAAGAGAGTCAGGTGCGCGCTGATGGTGATAGCGCCAACGCCCGAGATATCGAGCTGGTGCAAGCGCGTATGCCAGCCGGCGATGGCAAGGTGGCATCGGTCGAAGCCTTGGACAGCGTGACGGCCAAAGTGGAACAGACTGAGCAGGGGCTGGTCTCCATGGGCGAGCGGGTGACCTCACTGAATGCCCAGTTGGACGGCGAGCATGCTGGCGAAGACGATTGGAACGCTGGTGAGAGCGATTGGAGCGCGGGCACCGTAACCATCTTCACCGTCATCGCCGACGGCGACCATGCCCAAGCCAAGAAGACGGACGCGGTTACGACCGAGTTTGGCGAGTTCAAGGCGGGGGTGACTGATCAGATCGACGCGATCGCGGACGACGTATCAGCTCAAGCGCAGCAACTTGTAGGCGTACACGCAGAACTCGAGGGAAAGGCATCCACGGACGCAGTCAGCCAGCTGCGGTCGAGGGTGGACCAAAACGCCGACGGCATTACCGCAGTGTCCGAGCAGCTGGGGTCGGTCAAAGCTGAGGTTGCGGACAAGGCGAGCGCGCAGGTGGTACAGGGCATGCAGGCGCAGGTCCAGCAGACCGCCGACGGCCTTACGCGGGTCTTGGCCAAGGCCTTCCTTCACCTGATCGCTGACGGAGGCAATGGACCCGTTGTCGGCGGCATGGAGATCGATAACAACGGGCGTGTGGTGAACACGCGGTTCCTGAGCGACACGTTCGAGATCATCGCTCCCGGCGCCGATCGCGGCATGGAATGGCGTGACGGTTATCTGCGCGTCTGGAACGGCTCCGCTCAGCGAATCATTGGCACCGACTTCGGCAATGGAAGCGAGGGGCTGATGGACTACTTCGGGCCCAATGTCGGCGCTCGAGCGGCGACGAAAGCCAACGCGGTGATGTGGATGGACAACGGTGGCAACGCCTACTGGGGTGGTGCCCTGGCCGCTGGTGTCCTGCGTAACGCGGTGCAGACCACCACCACCGTCATGACGGGCACGCAGTTGGTCTGCGGCCCCTTCTCCAGCAACGGGCGCAACAAGAGCGTGGTCGTCAGCTTCAGCCGCACGGTACGCCGCACCAAGTCGGCGTATGGGTCGCAGGGATTCGTGGCAGGCGCGGGTGAAAACACCTGCACGATCAATATCTATCGAAAGGTGGAAAACGATCCTGAGACGTTCTGGACGCAGCTGGTAGCCCGAGGTGGGGTGAGCATCAATAACGAGGTCGACGGACCCGATGTCGCCATATCGGCGTGGGGCGGTGCGGTGACCCTCAACGATGGCGCCGACGGCAGCCGCCAGCGGCAGTACCGCGCAGAGATCGTCGGTGCCAGCGAACAACAAGTGATGCACCAATCAGGCAGCTTCAATGCGCAGGCCATTGAACAAAGCATGTCGATTGTGTCCGTAGAAACCTAAGCCGGAGAGAACATGGCGCTTAAACATATTGATCAGGATGGTATCTATCCTGGCGGGAAGCGGGGACTGCCAGGTCGGGCGGCGATGGCGATCGTCAACGAGAATTCAGTCGAGACCGAAGAGCGCTTGAGCGCACTCGAAAGCGGCACCGGTGGCGTGGCTGATGCGATCGAGACCCTGCAAAGCGGGTTGACGACCGAAGCTCAGAAACGATCCGAGATGGATGCGGTGCTAGGAGCCCGAATTGACTCGCAGCGGGAGTCCTTAGTGGCACTTGGCGCTCGCATTCTTGGCAAGAATCGATTGATCAACGGTAACTTCGACTTCAGCCAGCGCGGGGTAGCGGGTTCCCGCACCAGCGCGGAGTACGTCGAGTTCTATACGGTGGATCGATGGGTATGCGGCTTTGTGGGCGTCAGCGGCAACTGGGGTGTGGGCGGCACGCCACTGGGTGAAATTGGCGGCTCTCGCCGCTTCCTCGGGTACAACATCGTGTCCGTTGCAAACAACAACTCTGCAGCCTATGTCGGGCAGAAAATTGAAAACTGCGACACCTTTGCAGGTAAGACTGTCACCCTTTCCATATGGGCGCGCAGCAATGTAGCCGGGAAGAAAATTGGCGCGCGCATCTTGCAGCTGATGGGCACTGGTGGAAGCCCCTCGGCCAATACCTCGACGGAATGCCCTACCGTCGCGATCCTAACTACCTCCTTCAAGCGATATTCCTTCACGGTCTCACTGCCCTCGATGGCCGGCAAGACGCGCGGTAACAATGGCAACGACAGCCTGTTCGTCGTTCTGGACTACTGCGCCGACTCGTCTTTTTACGCAGGTCAGATCGTGGCGCAGACGGGTCTCATCGAAATTGCGCAGGCTCAGCTGGAAGAGGGGGGCGTGGCCACCGACTTTGACTTCCGCCCGCGGGCGTTGGAACTCACCCTGTGCCAGCGCTACTACGAGAAGAGTTATAGCGAGGACATCTATCCGGGAAGTGCCGCCGCTGTCGGATACGCCTCCGCACTGGTAGCCACCAGCGGTTACTTCTTGTCGGCATCACCAGTATTCAAGGTTCCTAAACGTTCCGTGCCTGCCGTGACGACCTACCGGTACGACAACGGCGCAACCGGGCAGATGACCGAATATGGCACTACCGGGTCGCTGCAGGCTGGCCGCCCAACCTCAATCACCAACATCAGCACCAACGGGTTTGAGATCCGGAGCGACAGCTCTCCGGGTGCAGGCAACGCGGTTCGTTACCACTGGGCAGCAGACTCGGAGCTTTGATATGTACAAACTGACCAACGACCCTGATGTGGTCCTCAGCACTGAAACCGGAGCATTCATCCCTCGCGGCCATCGATTGTGGGAGGAATACGAAGCATGGCTTGCAGCCGGCAACACAATTCCCTTGCCGGATGAAACGCGCACGCTTTCCGATATCAAACAGCAGCTGATCGCTGCGGCGACAGCGTTGCGTTGGGAAAAGGAGACTGGCGGTATCGAGCTTGGCGGCGTGCGCGTGGGAACGACACTTGACGATCAGAACCGGATAAGCGGTGTGCTCTCCGCCATCGCGCTGGGTGGCTTGGTGGAGGTGGACTTCAAGGCACAGAACGGATGGGTCAGGCTGACCGCGTCGGAGATACAGGGCATTGCCCAGTACATCTCGGCACACGTGCAGGCGTGCTTCAGTGCCGAGCGGGTGCACCATGAAGCCATCGAGCGTCTCGCGAGTGCAGAAGAGCTCGCGACCTATGACCTGACGCAGTACTGGCCAAGCTAGGCTAGCAGGGGCTTGGCCTGGCCTGCATACGGTCGAACATGCCGCCCTAGACAGCGCTCAGCGGCCCGACCATAGTTGGGATTGGCAGGCCGGACGACGACATGAGCATCCTTAACGTACTGATGACTCCCGAACGCGCGGTCGTGGCGGTCGACACCCTCGCTCAAGATGCCGTCACTGGCGAAACGTCCGAGGGGGCCAAGCTGCTGCTGATCCCCCAGCACAACATTGTCGTTGCGGCGCGTGGGTCCGGGCAGTTCTTCCTTCGAGCGTATCAGCTGTGCCTTGAGGCCAGTTTCCGAAAGGCCTTCAGCATCGAGCAGATCATGCTGGAGGTCGGGCCCGTCATGGATCAGCTGTGGCCCAAGTATGTCCAGGCGATCCGGGATGCCAAGATGGACTTGGCTCAGTTTCAGGCGGAAATTGTGGTGGTGGGCTGGTCCAAGGCCCAAAGCCGGATCGTCGGCACCGCCTACGCGAAGTCAGTTGTCGAGCAGCCCACCCGTGTCGCCGAGCTGGTCGGCGGAATTGCTGCGCCGGGTCAGCCACTGCGCGATCTTCCCGATAGCTTCCATCCCGACGCGATCCTCGCCGCGGGGCGCCGGCAGGCCGAGTATGTGAACGCTGAAGAGGGGCGGCAGGTCGCCGGCGGGCGGATCATCGCAGCCTTTCTACAGCGCGGTGAGACGGTCGTGAGGGATCTCGGCGCCATCTGACAGGCCTCGGTGGCTCCGTCGCGGAGTCTGAGACTCTGGTCCGTATCCTGCGCCGATGCTCCCGCCCTGCAACTTCACCGGATTTATGACTGCACCTCGCTCCACGGGCTGGGTGCAGAACGGCGAGCATTGGGGGTTGTGGTGGGGGAACCGTCAGATCGCCTGCGTGCAGCCGAGTGCCAAGGACGTCCGGGTCGTCTTGGCCTGCAGGAAGCTGTGGCAGGACAAGGAGGTCCGGGCGGCCAGCGTGAGCCAAGGAAAGCGCTATGCCGAGCGGTGGTGTGCGGCCCGGATTCTGGCGGGGGTGCCACTGCGACAAGCTGTGCAGCAGCTGACGGCCAAGGAAGAAGCGCCCACGCAGCCGAAGCGCTCGGCAAACGAGCTGCAGCAGGCCCGGCGGCTACGCGAAGCGCTAAAGCTGCCGGGCGACAACTAGACCGACCGCACGCGGAGCATCCGCGACTTGGGCTGCGAGTCGCCTCTATTCCTTGACTACGCGCTTCTTCCGCTGCTTACCCTTAGCGGCAGGCGTTTGATCACTCTGCATGCTCATTGCCGCCGTAATCTGCTCGTCTGACATGCCGAATATGTTCGAAAGTATTTCGGCTACTTTGTCTTCTTCAAAGCCAATTGCGACGTCGGATGCTTCGATGATTGAAGTATCAAGAAGTGCGGCGCCGTACGGTGTCCGCGCTGTAACAAAAGCGAGCAACTCCCGTGCGCCAGAATAAAGGATGCTGATGACGTTGACGGCGACCGACGACGGATTGAACGGTCTCTTTAATGCTTTGCACCCTTCGGTATCGATTGAGAACAGGCAGAAAGCGTCAATCTCCACTACGTAAGGATAGCTATCGTCTAGCTGGCGCAGCATCAGGTGGCCAAAATGGCGGCCATCCGCATCATACGTAACCCCCGCCTTAATAGTGACCGGCAAGGGGCGCTCTATCAGTTCGTCGGCGATCCTAGGAACCGCCCTAACCGATATCTGAGGGTACTCAGGTTGCTCAAGCCGCAGCGGACTGGATTTCATTATCGTTCGCTTCGTTTAAATGTTCGACAACCGTTAGTGCGCTGAAACTTCCCTCATTCATGGCCGCTTCCGGCCAAACGAAGTAGGGGGAACGGGCCGTCTTTCGCTTCTCTTCGGCAACAAATTGCACGATTTCGCAGGGCCTGTATGCCTTCTTTTCCTCCAGGGCAAAGTAGGCGACGTCGTCGTCTGATTTCTCCACCAGGCGGAATGCTTTATTGCCAATGTGGATTGCGATGTCCAGAGAGCCGCCGAGTGCTTTTACGTGCTCAGCCAGCGTTGAAAGAAGAAAGTCATTTCGAGCTTCGAACTTCGAGACTGCAGCCTGCGTCTTTCCAAGTGAGATCGCGACGGCTGCCTGCGTTACACCAGCACATTCGCGCAATGCAGCCAGCGGCAAGCTCAGCAAGGCTTCAGCTCGTGCCGCGCGCCTCGCTTCAGAGTTCTGGCTGCCCCGCTTACTAACGTAGTCTCTATAACTAGTCGTCATCCTTTCTTCCCCTTCTTGCCTGCTTTTGCTTGGGTGGCCTTGGTTTTCTTGGCCTTGGCGTCTTTCAGGGTCTTTGATTCAGCAATGCGCTTATCGAACATATCATCCGCAATAGGGATGAACTTTGTGTAGAAGCCATCGAAGTCGTAGAGCGCTTTGTCCGCAGCGACCATTAGATACGCACGCCTAAGCGGATCAAAGGCATACAGCACGCGGAAGTGCTCATCGCCGTACCTGATCCTGAGTTCCTTCATGCTGTGATGCTTAGAGCCTTTGATCTCGCCTGAATGTGGGCGGGGTAGGTTAGGCCCGAACTCCATGAGCAGCGATATACAAGCGTCCACCCTCTCGAACTCCTCCTCCGTGAGGTCATTCAGGAATTTCTCGACCTCCGCAGAGAGGTCAACCCGCCAAGCCACAGACTATAACCTCAAGGTTATGCGTGGTGCAAGGGTGTGTCGTTTCGCTTGTCAAGCCGCCTCTCCATTTGTTCAGCTTCTTGGCGATGTTATACGGTGCCTCTATTGGGGAGCAATGGCGGGCTACCTGGTTGCTTGGACCGGGAGCCTCCGTCCGACAGACTGAAGGGCCGGGCACGCGCCAGCTACGAACCAGTGTTGCTTGGGTCGGAACTGTGGGTGCGCAGGCACCAGCACCAGCACAGGCTTCGCCTGTAGATCGACGAGCGAAAGGTTCGGCGCGCCGCCGACCAGAGCGGGCACAGGTCGGCGCCCGGTTAGCTGCCGTTGCCTCCGTATCGGCGCGTGCGACTGCCGGAGGCGACAGTAGCTGCATGGATCAAAAGAGCATCGGCAAGGCGCGCTGGGCGCGCGCGAGGGCGGCTTCGCTGTGGCAGCAGGCCGACGACCTGGACATGAATCATGGCGGCGACTGGCGGGCGAGGGCGACACGTCGGCGGGGAGCTGATCGCCTCCGCGCGGAGGCCGCGCGGTTAGACGGAATCGCCAACCGCCTGCAGCCGTTTGAGGGCGATCAAGCCGCCTGACCTGGCCGCAGCGCGACGACGTTGCCGTTGCGCAGCCGGTCTAGGTAGTTTGCCCATTCCTGCATCATCCTTACGCGCTCGGCCATATGGGTAGTGCGGTTGTAGGCCCGACCGTTAGGGTCTCGCACCGCGTGCGCCAGCTGATGCTCGATGATGTCTGGCCGGAAGCCCAGCACCTCGTCCAAGATCGTGCGCGCGGTGGCCCGGAACCCGTGGCCAGTCATCTGGTCGCTCTCGAACCCCATCCGACGCAGCGCGGTGTTCACTGTGTTCTCGCTCAACGGCCGGTGCACGCTGTTGCGGCCGGAGAACACGTACTTACCCTGGTTGGTGAGCGGGTGGATCTCCCTCAGGATGTCCAGCGCCTGCCGCGACAGCGGCACCAGGTGCTCCGCGCGCATCTTCATCCTGTCGGCCGGAATGAGCCACACGCCTGCGTCTAGGTCAAACTCGGACCACTCGGCCTGGCGTAACTCTCCGGGCCTCACGAACACCAGCGGGGCCAGGGCGAGCGCCCAGCGCGTGACTGGCCTACCCTGATAGCCGTGGATAGCGCGCAACAGCGGCGCCAGCTCCTTCGGCTCGGCCAAGGCGGCGTAATGGCGTTTCGGCTTTGGCTGCAGCGCACCGCGTAGATCGGCGACCGGGTTGCGCTTGGCCAGGCCCGAGGCAATGGCATATCGCATGATCTGCCCGCAATTCTGGATCACTCGGTGACCGGACTCGATGGCGCCGCGCCGCTCCATGCGCCGCGCGATCGACAGGAAATCCGGCGCCTCGAGGTCAGCAGCTTGCCGGGAGCCGATCCAAGGGAACACGTCGTTCTCCATCCACGCCTCGACCTTGATGCGGTACGAAGGCGCCCAAATCCGGCCCTTCATCCACTCTCGTCCGATGGACTCGAACGTCAGCGCGTCCAGCCCGGCCTTTGCCGCGGCGGCGTCCTTCTTCTGTTGGCTTGGGTCAGTGCCTTGGGCGAGCAGCCGGCGTGCGTCCTCCCGCCGGTTGCGTGCCAGGGCCAGTGTGACCTCCGGATACACGCCGAGCGCCAGGCGCTTCTCCTTACCCCCGAAGCGGTACTTGAGCCGCCACCATCTGCCCCCGGCCGGTGAGATCTCCAGATAGAGACCGCCGCCGTCGAAGAGCTTCTGAGTTTTGCCGCTCGGCTTTGCGCGCCGAATAGCGAGATCGGAGAGTGGGGGCAT